AAGTTATTATCATCTCTACTCCTCATGGGATGAACATGTTCTACAAACTCTGGCATGATGCGGAGAAAGGTAAGAACGAATATATTCCAACAGAGGTTCATTGGTCTCAAGTTCCTGGGCGTGATGCCGCATGGAAAGAGCAGACTATCAAGAACACATCAGAAGCACAGTTCAAAGTTGAGTTCGAGTGCGAGTTCTTGGGTTCGGTTGATACACTCATCAATCCAAGTAAACTACGAACAATGCCTTATGTAGACCCCATCAAACAATCGAAGGGGTTGGCAGTATATGAGCATGTAGAAAAAGACCATAATTATATCATAACGGTAGACGTTGCGAGAGGTACATCCAATGACTATTCTGCGTTTATGGTTATGGATACAACTACCTTACCGTACAAAGTTGTTGCTCGCTATAGGAACAATGAGATTAAACCTATTGTATTCCCCAATATCATTGTTGATGTTGCAAAGAACTATAATAATGCTTACATCCTGTGTGAAGTAAATGATATTGGTGGACAGGTTGCAGATATTATTCAGTTTGATTTAGAGTATGAAAACCTATTGATGGCAGCAATGCGTGGTCGTGCAGGACAGCAGTTAGGTCAAGGATTCTCTGGTAAGAAGACTCAGCTGGGTGTCAAAATGTCTAGTGCTGTGAAGCAGGTTGGATGTTCTAACCTCAAGGCATTGATTGAAGAAGATAAATTGATGATTCCAGATTATGACACAATTGCAGAACTAACTACGTTTATTGTCAAGGGTCAGTCGTTTGCTGCAGAAGACGGATGTAACGATGACCTAGCAATGTGTCTCGTCATCTTTGGGTGGATGGCAATGCAACCATACTTCAAAGAGATGCACGATGATGATGTTCGTAAACGCATTTATGAAGACCAACGCGAAGCAATTGAAGAGGATATGGCTCCATTTGGTTTCATGGATGACGGATTGGGTGATGAGTATTTTGCAGATGCTCAAGGTGATGTGTGGCAGGTTGCGGAATATGGGGATAAATCCTATATGTGGGAGTGGAGGTAAAGATTCAAAAATATAAATAATCCTAGACAACCGATGTTGGAATCAAACTAGGAGACTTTAAACATGGCAGCCAATCAATCATCGCCAGGTGTTGTCGTACAGGAAAGAGACCTGACGACGATTACTACGCTTTCGACCGCAAACGTAGGTGTACTTGCTGCACCCTTTGAACTCGGTCCTGTTGAAGAAGTTATCGAAGTATCTACCGAGAGAGAACTGGTAGAGCGTTTTGGTAAACCAAATGACAGCAACTACGAGTACTGGTATACCGCATCGCAGTTTCTTTCTTATGGTGGTGTTCTTAAAACTATCCGTGTAGATTCAACTGCACTGAAAAATGCAGTTGATGCTGGTAGTGCTGTTAAGATTAAGAATCTTCAAGATTACGAAACTACTTACGAATCTGCTAACAATACTTGGTCCTGGGCGGCTAGAACTGCAGGTTCAAAAGGCAACTCCATCGGTATCTTCATGACAGATGCTGGTGCTGACCAAATCTTAGTAGTTCCTGCTCCTGGTTCTGGTAACGAGCATGAGTTTGTTGCTGATGAAGCAGTTTCTACTGGTTCTGGTGCTGCTGGTAAAGTCTTCAGATATAGCATTGTCCTTACTGTTGAGTCTATTGTAGGTGACTTTACTCCTGGTGTTTCGACTACTGTAGCAATCTCTGGTTCTAATGAATCCGTAAATGTCCTTGCATGGGACCCTGCTAACAAGAAACTTGAAATCGGTCTGCCTGCTGGTAGTGTCACTGGCATCATTGCTGATGGTCAGACAATCACTCAAGGTTCTAATACTGCAGATATTGCTGCTAATGGTATTGAGCGTCGCTTGTATGTTGCTCTGAATAAGAGCAGTGTTGAATTTGCTGCTACTGATGTTGTTGCTGACACTAATGCAACTAACGTCACTGTTTCTTCCGTTCGTGGTGAGTATGCAGAGCGCGAATATCTCCCTGGTGTAAAGTGGATTAATGTTGCACCTCGTCCTGGTACTTCTCTGTATGCTAACAATGCTGGCGGTCATCGTGACGAACTTCACGTTGTTGTCATTGATGTTGACGGTCAAATTACTGGCACGACTGGTGCAGTTCTTGAGCGTTTCGTTGGTCTGTCTAAGGCATCTGATGCTAAGACCTCTGTTGGTGAAACCAACTATTATGTTGAAGTAATCAAGCAGCGTTCTACCTACATTTATTGGGGTGAGCACGAAACTGAACTGTTCTCTGCTACCGCAACTGCTTCCGATGGTAACTGGGGACAAACCGCTAACGCACGTCAGTTCAATCTGCTGCGCTCTGCTGATGGTACTGTTGATTATCCTGCTGGTCGTAAGACTGTAGGTTCTGCAAATAATGCTACTTTCTACTATCGCCTTGCTAGTGGTGTTGATTATGCTCTTGCGGGTGATTCTTACAGTCTCACTAATACCGATATTACAAATGCATATACCTTAGTTGAAGACCCCGAGTCTCAGACTGTTGACTTCATTTTGACTGGTCCTTCTGGTGCTGATGATGCTTCCGCAATTGCTAAAATCACTTCTCTCGTAAATATTGTTGAAGAGCGTCGTGATTGCATGTTGTTTGTTTCTCCTCGCAGAGCTAACGTTATCGGCGTATCCAACACAACAACTGCTACTGACAACCTGGTAGGATTCTTTGAGCAACTGCCTTCGTCTTCGTACATGGCATTTGATTCTGGTTATAAGTACATCTACGATAAGTACAATGATGTTTATCGTTATGTTCCTTGCAACGGTGATGTTGCTGGTCTCTGCCTGCAGACAACCGAAGTTGCAGAACCTTGGTTCTCTCCTGCTGGTTTCCAACGTGGTGTTCTGAGAAATGCAATCAGACTTGCATATTCTCCAACCAAGACTCAGCGTGACCGCCTGTACGCTGCTCGCATCAACCCCATCGTTTCTTTCCCTGGTCAAGGTGTTGTCCTCTTCGGTGACAAGACTGCTCTTGGATTTGCTTCTGCATTCGACAGAATCAACGTCCGTCGCCTGTTCCTTACCATCGAGCGCGTCATCAGTGGTGCCGCTAAGTCTCAACTGTTCGAGCAGAACGATGAGTCGCAGCGTTCTCTGTTCCTCAACATTGTTGAGCCATACATGCGTGATGTTCAAGGTCGTCGTGGCGTAACCGACTTCCTGGTTAAGTGTGATGCTCAAAACAATCCTCCCGAGGCAGTTGACCGTGGTGAGTTCTATGCAGAAATCTTTGTGAAACCCACCCGCACAATTAACTACATTACTCTGACTTTCACCGCAACCAGAACTGGTGTTGCATTCCAAGAAGTCGCTTCCTGATAACGACTAACATAATCGAGAGACCCTACGGGGTCTCTTTTTTTGTCTGAAAATATTGTTTGTACTAAATATTAACGACGGAGACATTTAAAACCAATGGCAAAAAGAGGAACAATTGACGATTTTAAGGCAAATGTCGCAGCCGACTTTGCTCGTCCTAATTTATTCCAGGTAGACCTTTCTTTTCCTTCTGGAATTATCAACAACTCCAGTCTTGTAGAACTTGGTAAGTTCACTGTTCGTGCAGCAAACCTTCCTTCTTCCCAGATTGGTGTTATCGAAGTACCTTTCAGAGGTCGTGTTCTGAAGATTGCTGGAGACAGAACTTTTGAACCTTGGACAATCACTATTCAAAACGATAGCAACTTTGTTCTGCGTAATGCATTTGAACTTTGGGCATCTTCGGTTCAAGCATACAACGAGAACTTTACTTCTGCTGCTGGTCTCGGTGATTCTGATGACGCAACTGGTTACTTCGCTGATATGGTTGTTCATCAATTAGCACGCGATGTTAAGGATGGAGATTCTCCTAAAATTCTTAAGTCGTATAAGTTCTATAATGTCTTCCCCAGCAATATTGCTGCAATCGACCTTGACTTCGGTAATAACGATGCTATCGAAGAGTTTACAGTTGAACTGCAGACACAATACTGGACACCAATCCAGTCCACTGACTGATGCCTGATAAATAGAACAGGACCAATAAAAGTATAACATAATGTCAAATCAGCTCTTCGGTTTTTCACTTGAAAGAGCAAAGAAGGTCCCTAAGGGGCCTTCTTTTGTTCAAAAAGATAGCATGGATGGTTCGCAACCGATTGTCGGTGGCGGATACTATGGATATTCCGTCGATTTTGATGGAACTGTTCGTAATGAATATGAACTCATTTCTCGTTATCGAGAGATGGTAATGCAACCAGAGTGCGATAGTGCTGTTGATGATATCGTCAATGAAACTATTTGCGGAAATTTTGATGATGTACCTGTTGAGGTTGAATTATCTAACCTAAAGACATCAGATAAAATTAAAAAACTTATCAGAGAGGAGTTTCATGAGGTTTTGAGACTTCTGGATTTTGATAATCGTTCATATGAAATCTTCCGTCGTTGGTATGTTGATGGAAGACTATTTTACCATAAGGTAATCGACCCCAAAAATCCTCGTGCTGGTCTTACGGAATTGCGTTACATTGATCCTCGTAAGATTCGCAAGGTAACTGAGTATGAGCAAAAACGCCCAGAGCAACTGCGAGGCGTTGATATCAATACTCAACTCACACAAAAAGCAGCAGAGTATTTTCTCTACAATCCCAAAGGGTTAAAGAATTCTACTAATCAGGGTATCAAGATTACCTCTGATTCTATCACGTATTGCCATTCTGGTATTCAAGATTTAAATAAAAACATGACTCTTAGTCACCTGCATAAGGCGATTAAGGCAGTCAATCAACTGAGAATGATTGAAGACTCTCTGGTTATTTACAGATTGTCTCGCGCACCTGAGCGTAGAATTTTCTATATTGACGTTGGCAATCTTCCCAAGAATAAGGCAGAGCAATATCTGCGTGAAGTTATGGGTCGATATCGTAACAAGATGGTTTATGATGCGAACACTGGTGAGATTAAGGACGACAAGAAGTTCATGTCCATGCTAGAAGACTTCTGGCTCCCTCGTCGTGAAGGCGGTAGAG